AATACTGTCTACAATTAATAGGACCCACACAATGCAATTAAAAACATTAAGAAAACAACAACAAACACAAATATTACATTGGCTTAAGACTAACACCACACCGCAACAACTATCACAGACCCAGGACACTATTATATACAATAAATGCACCCGGGCACTTAGGTTGGATATATCCAAAACCACATTCACCCGGCTAATTACGCCGTTCGGATTTGTCCGGGTTTCGGCTCGACTTAATACTGGATTAACGAAAGTTTATAAATTTAATAACATTATTTCGAAGCCTTGTGACCACTGTAATGGGACCGGAGTTATACACAACTAACAACATTTTTTATTTATTATTGTTGACATTTATTTGTTTATGGATTATACTGCTTGTAGATCGATTGATAAAAGACCGACAGCCAAAGCGAAACGCAGGCACCGGCAACAATCAAAAGATTGATAATAGCAAGTAACCAATAGGAGTAACACGGCATGAATACAACAAAATTAGCAAAAGAGATCGCAACAGTTCTATATCTCGAAGGATTCACATTATGAGCTACTGGGCAGATTACGCGATCGAGCAATTATTGAACACTAAGACACGAGAATCGATAATTGAGTACATTGACAGCTACGGCGATCACACTGATTGGAGCGACTGGACCACTCGCCAGGTCCTAGAAGAAGTTTGGCGCTCAGATCAAGAGGCAGGCGAGGAAGACAACGGAATATTAATAAGCATGGCACAGGAGATTTTATAATGGATGATTACAAAAGATTAGTAATAGAATTGATTGAAGATCACATTAATGATGTTCAAGAATGGGACGAAACAAAAACACGGAGAGAGATATTGACAGATATGCAAGAAAATGGCAACGAAGATGTTTTTGGCAATATGACTGGAAGCAGGACTTGCAACACATACGAAGCACAACAGTTTATTGACAAGTCTGGTGCAATATGGGATGAAGATATTATTGATCTATTCAGGGATATTGAAGACGGATATTTTGAGGCAACGCTGAAGCGTGGTGCTGAAACACTAGATGTTGTGATACTGGAATTACTATCACACCAAATCATTAACGAAATGATCGAAGAAGGGGAAGCGTAATGTATAAAGCAGAAATAGAGTTTTCGGCATACGAAGACACATACGAAGACGGACAAGCACTTGATTGTGACAATATATGGAATGAGACAATCACGGCAGATACTCAAAGTGAGTTACGCAATAAGATCCTTGAGGCTACATATAGCAAATGGGAACACCTGGACGATGACCAGATGAACGAATACGACTGGTGCACGGAGTATCACACCTCTTATATGGCTACGGCTGATAATGAGGGCGAGGCTACGGAGGCGGAACTTGAGTTGTGGAGGCGTGGTGAGTTGCGGTTGTGGGCTATTAATTGCCACATCCTGGTTACTGAAGTAACAGAGAAGAAAGCGAGCCTATAATGGCTAATACTATTCAGGAAGTGGTAGACAATATCACGATATACGACAGCGGAGAAGACAGCACTATTGACAGAATAAGCGTGATATTGAATAACTATCACCGCAAGTCTACAGTGGCAGGCGAAACAGTGACATTGCACGAATGCTTAAGCACGGACATGTACGGCGGAACAGCCTTCAGTCAATTTTGTGAAGCACAAGCAGGCGAGCATTTAGGAAAAATAGTTGAGTTCGAATCACTACCAAAGGTGGTCCAGAATCACATAATTGAAAGGTTAGCAAGATGAATAAAAAAGAATATGTTTTACTAGAGGAGGTATTTCAACACCACCGCGCTACCTATGGGGGCCGGACCGACAGCATAGCAATAGAGATACTCGCGGACCTGATCAGAGAATTAGAATATCAATACCCGAACTTTAACAAACAAATGTTTATCGAAGGTTGCACCATCAACGAAGATGACGACCTGGCCGGAACCTTAACAAATAAATTTGGTTTATAATTAAAGTGCCCTGTCGAAAGGCGTTAAACTAGGCAAGTGAAGGAGGGGAGTGAAATGGGAAAAACAACATTAGGGAGTTACGAGATAGGACTCGAGGACAATCCCAAACTATATAAAAATAAAGTAAAAACTCGAAAGAGTGAGGAGAATAAAAAAATGTCAAGAACTAAAAAGATCGAATCAATTGAAAAAGAATTAAATATCCAAAATCCTAAAAAATATGCGAAAACTCGCACAGAGCACTTTAAAGATATAACAATAGCCGTTCTGATAACTGGGATAGTATGCTTTGGGCTGGGAGTAAAATTCCAAGCCGATAGAAATACCGAAATCCAAGAAGCTATCAAAGAAGTTACAGTTAACTCAGAGACGGCAAAAAAATAAGCGGGGCGGTTGCTGAGTCGAAACCACCGGCAACAACATCAAAGCCCCCTATAGCACCTTTAACAAATTGCCAAGCAGTCGCCAACGAGATAAGCAAATATAGCGATTGGGACCATCAAATAATGCTGGCAATAGCAAAAGCAGAAAATCGGACTTGTGATCCTACCCGGCACAATCTCACCAAGAGTGAAACACATTACAATAATCGAGGTGAAGTGATTTGTGTGGGATCCTATGGAGTTTTACAAGTCGGTTGTTTACACTACCGGACCGGCGAAGATATCAACGATCTCGCCACGAACGTAAGAATAGCCCATAAAGTTTATTTGTTACAAAAATATACCGCTTGGACTCAGTATCGAAATAGTAAATATAAGAGTTTTTTATAAGAAAGGAAGAGCCATGATAAATTTATACGAATATCAGAAGAAGTATTTATCTGATTTACCAGCCCGCGCGATTATGGCTGCGGACACTGGAACCGGTAAGACGTTCATGGCTCTCGCACATTATGAGAAACACGGGAATAATTTACCATTGTTGATACTTGCTCCAGCGAGCAAAATCCGCACCGGCGATTGGGAACGTGAAATCACTGAATACTTTGGAGCTGGCAACGAGCCAGAATATCAAATATTCTCATATGAGAAATTCAGCCGAACACCTAGCTTGTCAGCCTTTAAGAACGGTAAGCGAGCTGTCTGGCATCAGTTTGTGCCTACTTACGGCGGACGCCAACACGCGATCATCTGCGACGAGGTACACCGCGCCAAGAACCCACAATCAGGTATCGGCAAGAGAGTATTTCTAGTTAGCCGAGATGCGCCGTTTTTCGTTGGACTATCAGCCACACCACTACCAAATGGCTGGATTGATTTTGCTAACTATTCAAAGATATGGGGTTTTACCAAAAACATCACAGCTTTTAAAAATAGATATTGTGATATCAAAACTTACAAGGGATTCCCCGAGATCGTTGGTTACTGGCACGAAGATCAGTTGACACAACAATGGCAGTCGATCAGCAAGCGACTTATAAAGAAGGATGCGCTTGATCTACCAGCCCGAACATTCATCGGTGTTGACTTCAAGAAACCACAGAAGTATCTTACCACCCTAGTAAAGCGGGTAACTGATGATGGTAAATTACTTGACACAGCACCAGCTTTAACCCACGCATTACGCCAAACGCTTACCAGCCCTAAACTTGACTACTTAAAAGATTTGCTTGTCGGCACGACTGAGAATGTGGTTGTGTTTTACAACTATGTATCCGAGAGAGAAGCAATTCTTAAAATGTTAGAAGACAAAGACCTAAAAGCAAAAACAGTATTTCGTCAGGATGGAGATAGACACGAATTGCCATCAAAAGCTGATTGGTCCAAAGTTAATAATTCGATAACCCTATCACACTACAAGAGTGGATCGACCGGTGTTGAAATGACATATGCCACACAAGTTGTATATTTCAGCCCGACATATTCATTCGCTGAATACTTGCAGTCGATCGGCCGAGTATATCGCAATGGCCAACAAGAAAAAACTACATTCTATAACTTTCGAACACCAACAACTATCGAAGAAGATATCTACACAGTATTAAGAACTAAGAATGATTTTCAGATCTCACAATGGGTTGAGAAAATTGATAAGGAGAAAAAATAATGTTGAGCAAAGTTAAAACAGCCCAGGTTCGAAATATGTGTATCTGGTGGGACGGCACAATGCGACCAATGAAGGGCCACATGGGAAATTGTCGTTGGAAGTTTGATGGATATTTTTGGGTCCATAATCCACTGCCTAAAATATATGATCTCACAAAAGGTGAACAACCGATCGATGGTATTAATATTACAGGCGTAAACAAAATAATTGTGCATGAGCAAGGAGAAAGTTTTGAGATGGATGATAAAGAATTATTGGCAAGAAAATTCCATGAAACCTATGAGCGTTTAGCTCCACTGTTTGGATATGAAACCCGAGAAGATACCAAAGAGTTTGACCTTAACAGTCCAAACGGTCAACTCATGATAGCTGTATGTGATGAGGTTTTCACCCAACAACTCAATAAGGCTGAAGTGGATGCGAGGATAGATGAGCTACAAATACACAGGGGTGACGCAATAGAAGGCGGCAAAGCTGGAATAGTTTTATCGTATGAATATGTAGAGGCTCGTATCGCCACCCTCAAACAACAACTAAGGGAGGGCAAGTGATGAAAATATTTTCAACATTTACTGGAATAGGAGGATTTGAAATTGGAATACAGAATGCTTACCGAAGTACGGAGCGAAGCGGCTCGAGCCGAACGTCGAAGAATCAAGGCAAAGACAGGAAAAGACTACAGCAATCGTCGAGACAAGATATTGGTACCTCGGAACGATCAGTTAGTGCAAGCATTGCAAACGAGATTGACAATGGACCATTATTTGTTGGTTATTCCGAGATCGACAAGTATGCAATATCAGTCTACGAAAAACATTTTAAAGGAGTTAAAAACTATGGAGACATCACAAAAATTAAAGCAGAAGAACTCCCCGATTTCGACTGCCTCGTTGGTGGATTTCCTTGCCAAGCATTTTCTATCGCTGGGAAACGAGCTGGTTTTAACGATACTAGAGGGACGTTATTCTTTGACCTTGCGAGAATACTGCGAGCAAAACAACCTAGACTATTCGTCTTTGAAAATGTTAAAGGGCTTCTCAGCCACGACAACGGCAACACTTTCAGAACCATCATCGCCACGATTGATGAGCTGGGGTATGATTGCCAATGGCAAGTGCTTAACAGCAAGAATTACGGAGTCCCACAAAACCGAGAACGCATTATCATTGTCGGACATCTTAGAGGGACACCCCGACCCGAAGTATTTCCTATCGCCAGAGCAAACAGCCAAGCTATTGAGCAAATAAATAATCCGAGCCATAGCAATGATCAAGTGTATGACCCAAATGGCATTTCACCCACACTCAATACGGCGCAAGGTGGGAATAGGCAACCATTTATAATAGGAGGACTACAGGCTCATGCGTCAACAATGGTTAATTGTTCGACTGCTCTTATGGAAGCTATGGGAAAAGATGGTGGTCATACTCCAATGGTGAACGCTATCCGCAGGCTCACTCCGTTAGAGTGCGAGCGTCTACAGGGATTCCCCGATAACTGGACTAAATACCTTTCCGACGGGTCGCTCACATCAGATACTCAGCGGTATAAGATGTGCGGGAACGCAGTCACTACTAATGTAATACAAGCGGTGTTTGAAAAAATATTAGAATAACTAAGGGATAAGGAGACAAAGTAATGGAATCAAATGATAATGGGCTCGAGCTACAGTGTGCAGACTGCAAAGAGGTGTTCGGCGGTTACGAATGCAAAGATTGTGGTGGAAACATGTTAGTTCATACTCAACCCACTAACCAACAGAGTGATGATGCGGAAGATGAGTTAGCAAAGATATTTGTTAATACTGTACCTAAAATTTATCCGTGGGAATCTAGTCTTAAACAGCAGTTACAGGCCTTCATCAATTCTAAAGCGCTTGAATTATTAGATGAGCTGGATGAGGCTAACTTCGCTTGTGTAGAGTCATGCGAACCAGATTGTGATGACTTGCGACACGCTAGACACACTGGATCCTGGGATCATTACACTAAGATGAGTTCAGTAATCAAAGAGTGGAGGCAACGATATGAGTAGCTCACAAAACCAAGAATTTCGACAATATATACAAATTGAGGGTCGCTGGCGTCATGTATATATTATTAGTATTCATCATCAATTGACTTTGTCGGGTAAAGACCAAAAAATGGTTGAGTACAAATTATCAAAAAATACAAAAATTTCACATATGGCCGAACGAGAAAAATTCTTTAAATACAAACCAAAAACTCGTAAAAATACAGATAGAATAATATAATTAAAAAAACATTTGACAACATCTAGTCTTAACTGATAATATTAAACAACAAGGCAAGCAAAGGACATAAATGACTCAAGAAAATGCAATTCAATTAATGCTAGAAGGCCACAATGTTTTCTTAACTGGTGAGCCGGGAGCAGGAAAAACTTATACTCTCAACAAATTTACTGAGTACGCTCGTCAGCTTGGTAAACGAATAGCTATTACTGCTTCAACTGGTATTGCTGCGAGCCATATCGATGGTGTGACAGTTCACTCATGGAGCGGGCTAGGTATTGCCGAGAAAATTTCAGATAAAGAATTAGAGACATTAAGTTGGAAAAGTTATTTTAAAAGAAAATACAATCAGTGTGATATTTTAATTATAGATGAAGTGTCGATGCTTCACGGTTATTATTTAGATATGGTTGAGAGAGCTTGTCGATGGACTCGTGGTAATGATCTGCCCTTTGGAGGGATCCAGGTAATATTAGTAGGTGATCTGTTTCAATTACCTCCAGTAGCGAAAAATGGTAGTCCTGATTATGTTCATCAATCTGAAGCGTGGCTCAAAGCTGATATGCAAGTTTGCTATTTGACTGAGCAGCACCGACAAGATGCCGACGATAAATTGTTGACCTTGCTTCGGGCCATGCGAGCTGGCAATTTCAACGCCGAACAGCGTCAATGGCTTGAAGATAGACAGAGTTTCTCGGTTGACGATAGTATCACTAGATTATTTACTCATAATATTGATGTTGACACCTTAAATCATCGTAAATTAGAAGATCTGGAGACGCCGTTTCAAATCTATAGCATGATTGAAGTAGGGAATTCTTATCGGGTTAATTCAATGAAAAAAGGGATTCTTGCTCCACCGACACTATATCTCGCCGAGGGGGCCGAAGTGATGTTCGTTGCTAATAATTGGAAAGAAGGGTTTGTAAATGGAACTCGAGGGGTCGTTATTGGATTTATGAGCGATGGGGCTCCAATAGTTGAGACTAAAGACGGTTCAGAATTTATCGTTGAAAGACATAGCTGGAAAGTTTACGATGAAAGTGGCCAAGATGTTGTAGCAGAGGTAATTCAATATCCACTGAGACTGGCCTGGGCAATCACTATTCACAAAAGCCAGGGCATGAGTTTGGATGAAGCCGAAGTCGATTTGGGCCGAGCTTTTACATCTGGCATGGGTTATGTGGCACTGTCTCGCATAAAGAGCTTGGATGGACTGTTCCTCGCAGGATTAGGAGAGAGAGCGTTCAGTATGGACCCTGATATTAGGGAGTTTGATAAAATTTTAAAAAAAGGAAGGAGTCATCATGCTTAAAAGAAAGTTAATCAATAGAACTATAACATTCAGAGAAGAAGATATAGAATATATTGAAAAAGTTATGATTGAGAATGATCAAAATCGTAGTCAGGTTATTCGAGCCTTGATCAAAAATCATCGAGAACTAAATGAAGTTAAAGGAGGAAAGTAATGGCTCAACTAGTATTAATAATATCACCGAGCGGTACTGGTAAATCTAGTTCGTTGCGGAATTTAACCAAAGAGGAAGCTGCCGTTGTATTATGCAGCGGTAAGGATCTGCCATTTAGACACGATTTAAGCACTTTTGTACCAAAAAATTATATTGATATATTCAATGTAATTGAACAGAGCAAGAAGCCAGTGATCGTTATAGATGACGTGAACTACATGATGAGTTTCGAAGAAATGAATCGCGTCAATGAAGCTGGTTATGCTAAGTTTACACAGATGGCTAATAATATGTTCCAGGTTTTCAAAAAAATCTTGGACAAGCCTAGTGATCAAACCTTCTATCTAATGGCTCATGCAGCCGAAGATGAAGATGGTAAGATCCGATTCAAGACAACGGGCAAGATGTTGTCCGAGAAAATCGTATTGGAGGGGTTAACCAACATAGTCATCGCCAACGAGATTCTCGACGGCGAGTTTGTGTTCCGTGTGCAAACTAACGGTACGGGTATCAAAACTCCTATTGGTATGTTCGAAACTCCTACGATTCCGAATGACCTTAAATTAGTCGATCAGGTTATTCGGAAGTTCTATAATAAAACAACTAAGCCAGCGGCCAAAGCGCCAGGCAATAAGGGGGATAAAAAATAATGTTTATAAGACGATCACATTTAAATAGTATATTAAGAAGGCTTAATACTCTCGAAAGGCAAAATGAAACTCATAGTCGCTTTTTACACAATGATTATGACAAACTTGATAGAGATAACCAACGGTTAGAGATATTAGAAAATAGAATTGGGATTGAAAAACCTACCGCTTTTGATGAATTTATCCGAAGATTTGGATTTTATTCTGCAGAGGAACCCAAACTGACACTAACAGCAACCGTGCATCAGTTAGTGGAATATCTTGGGCTGACTATAGAGAGCTCTTCCTCGAGGGCAAGACTTGTAAAAAAAACAGTTAAACCAGTAAAAAAAATTAATAAAAAAGGAGAAAAATAATGGTAAAATTTAGCGATGATCATAAAAAAGAAATAAACAACGATTATTTTGAAATAGGTATTCACAAGGTACAAATTATGCTTGTTGTATTTAGCAAAACAGATGATGGCCGTGAATATGTAGAATTCACCGTTACTGATCCAGAAACTCAAACTAAAGAAGGTAAGGCTCGATTGTGGTTCACAACAGATAAAGCCATTGGTTATACATTCAATGCTATTCGAGGTATATTTGTTCATAATTCACCAGAAAATAAAAAAGAAGCTATCCGTAAAAAAGTTGATGCAGTAAAAGACACCGATGAGCTCGATAAGTTGTGCCAGTTACTTGTTGGCAAGGAAGCTTGGTATGAGATTTCTGAGGACGACATTCGAACTTACCAAAACGAAAAGGGTGAAACAAAATCTAGTCTCAATAAAAATATTACTGGTTATAAACCAACACCGCGTAAGATTAAAGCACCAACTACTGGAACTACTGTAGCTTCCTCAGAGGAGAGTGAGGAGAGTGAGGAGAGTGAAGATACCGATGAAGTAATGGCAGGGTTTTAATATGGAGTTTCAATATTTTGAAGGTGAGCAACGATCTCCAGAGTGGTTCAAAATACGACTTGCCAAAGTAACTTCAAGTAGACTCTCTGATTGGTTGGCAGTTAGTAAAGCTAAAGCTACTGCCGGTCAACCATTAAAAGCTCGCTTAGACTATGAAAAAGAATTATTGTTTGAACGAGTATTCGGCACTAGTTTTGAAACATATGTATCTGAAGCGATGCAGGATGGTATTGACTATGAAGATCTAGCCCGTAGAGAATACAAGCGGGTTAAAGGGGTGGAAGTTATTCCTGTTGGTTGTTGGTACAACGATTATTTCGTTGCTTCACCCGATGGGGGTATTTCTACCGATGGTATTGCTGAAATAAAAATAGTAAAAGATAATTCGTTTACTGATCTTTTGACCGGATCTTTTGACAAAAGTGGGGAACATATTCCTGCTTTAAGCGAGAATGGGTTGCTTAGTAAGTGGTGGAAGCAAGTTCAGGGCCAACTATGGGCGAGTGGTAAGGAATGGTGTGATTTTATCGCCGTGAACTTCAATACTAAAAAAATAAAAATAGTTCGTATCTTCCCAGATGTTGAGTTCCATAAGTGGGTTGAATTAACTATAGTCGAAGAATTCACTCTTGATGAGACTATTTTCGACAGTTCAGAACTTTATGATTTGGTAGAGTTGAAAGAAGCAGAACAACCGATTTTAACAGCCGAAGAAGCGACGCAAGACATTAAAGCACTAGGATTTTAAGGAGGTTTAAAAATGGAATTAAATAAAAGAATCAGACAAAATGCGCTGAAAGTTGCGTTTATCGCACAAACATATCCAGAAAAGAATATCATTGAGATATCACAAGTATTCCAAACATCGCCGATTGAGTTCAATGCGGCAGCTTGGGCAGCTCAAGATCTCGGGTACTTCACGGTAGCTCCTGATAATAGTATTAAGCTCGGTGACATTCCAAGGAATTGGGGTGAGCTCTATGAGCTTGATGCGCTTGATGAATTTGGTGAGCTTGTGGAGCACTTAATGGTTGAACTCCCATATGTATTGAAAAAACTTAATGCCGAGGAAGCCGACATAGAGGAAGAATATCTTGGTAATTGGGCTGCGGGTTTCCCTGCTCAAGATGTTATCATCGCTACAAAACTGTTATTGGTTCGAAATAAGATCGCCAGTTATGAGGTGAAGAACGAAACTCATATTAAGCCAAATCGTGAGCAACGTCGAGCCGGTGTTGAAGAAAAAACAATTGTTGATACATACGTTTTTTATACGCTCCCAGAGAACATCGATAAAAGATGGGGTGAAAAACAGTTTGAAGATAAAGAATTGTTGCAAAAAGTCGAAGGGTAATTTATAGTATAGAGTGTCCTCGTTATAGAGTACACGCCTTTGCTTGAAACGGGCCCTCCGGGGCCCTTTCTCTTTTAAGGAGTAAAATGATAGATATAGAAGAATTTAGAAAAATATTTGATCCAGATAAAATTGATATAGTTAAAAAGATTTTCCCAGAAGCAGAGACCCTTCAAATAAAAACGATTATATGGAAGGATAAAAAGGTTACTACATATGATTACGAATCTTTTGTAAAAACTATAAAAACTTGGATTAAAGAAAATAATTGGACCAAAGAACAAGCCCTTGACGAATGGTTTAGTATGGTCTAGGGTTAGTGTGTGAGATGTAGTTCACAGGGATGTGAACCACTAAAAAACGGCTACTGTGCGAGGGTAGCCGTTTTTTATATTGTGCGACATTGAGCTTTTAGCGCCCTAAAAGGTTCTGTAACCATGCTACAACACCTGACGGTATGCCGATTACAAGCAATAAGGGTATTAAATTAGTTCTAGCGTACTCTATAGTGGCTTCTGGAACTCCAGGAACCGCCCATACAACTAAGACTAGTCCAATTAAAGCACCGACAATTGCTTGTAGTGCAGTTCTTACTCCTTTATCTAGTGGTGTTCTTTCCATAATATTTACTCCCAATTAACGCCAAAGAACTTTGCAATGGCTTTTAATATTTTAATAATTAAATTTGTGTTTTGCAATATAACATCACCATTGCCGGGTGTATTAGGATTTATATCTAATGGTGGTTCTGGTACAGGTTCTCGAGGTGGTTCAGGAGTAGGAGTTTCTACTGGCACTTCGTCAAAATTATCGAGAGGTAAGCCCCAATCTTTATTGTTATCTTTGGCCCACTGACTTCTTGCCCAAACCTTACTGTCAGCAGTTGTTTGCTTCTCTACTAAAGATACATCTACCCCAGCTTTGATGACTTCTCCTATAATCTTTTTGGTAGTAAGATCTACTACAAAAGTATCGGTGAGCAATCGCATCTTTCGAGGAACCGCAAAAGGCTCCCACTTTGGCTCAATAGAGGGTGGTTGAGTAACCTGAGTTACATAATCTTTACAATCTTTAACATTAAATCCGTGTGTAGCTCTAACAGCCCCATTATTATAGGAATAAGCAGTCATATAGTATTCAGCTCCTACAGCGTTCTTAGCAACCGCTACAACGTCGATTATGGCTCCCTGTCCATATGGTTTAATAGCTTGAACCTTAGTCCAGTCAGTAAAATTAAAATTCCATAAATTTGCAGTCCGGATTAATTCTATCCGCTTAGCAGGGATCCTTGTATAACCGATATATGCTAAAGGAGGTAATGTGGGATTCAATTGTGCTGTTACGCTATCCCATACAATCTTAGCATAGCCTTTATCTTTTAGATCAGCAGGGCAAAGTGTGATTTTGTTTGCCACATCTTTATGATATTCAATCCCTGCATTAGGCCACCTTTTCCGCAGCTCAGCTATAAGACGTCCTAAATTGTCAAGAGTGGCTTTGTCATAGTAGCCTCTCCAATCTCCTCTAACTTCTATAGTCAGCGACTCGTTATTAGATCGCCAGTTTCCATTAGTCCAAGCGGTGTCGTCGGTGTCAACATATTGTTCGATTTGGCCTGATTTGTTACCTACCCAAAAATGGCTAGAACTATTTTTATAAGGGCTAGCCCATAGATAACGGAGAGTATCTTCCCATCCGGCCGAATGGTGGATCGTGATAAACCTAATCGGTTGCTCACGACCTCTCGAAAAATTACTGCTTGAAGCTTGATAAAATGCTATACCTGGAATTCTCATATTCTACTCCTTTGCTTTTATTTTACGCCATATGGCTCTAATTCCAAAAGCCAACAGGGTACCGAAGAAAGAACCGACCAGAGCGCCACTAACCCAATATGCAAGCCACATGAACCATAGCTGGTCGACTATGCTCATTTTCTATTCCGTTCATCTTTAATCAGATCAACAATTTTCCCTTGAGTTTCAGCAATAGATTTGTTGGTAGTTTCGATCATTTCAATACCACTCATTATGCGAGTCAACGGCACTTCCTTGAGCGTCTTGATCTGGCCTTGCAGATTAGCTATTGCTTTAGTATTTTCAACATGAAGGTTTTTTAGATCAGTAATCTCTTGCTTGTAGGTAGCATTGATCTCGGTCAATGTCTTGATAAGCTCTTTTTGCTGGATCTGATTCTCTTTACTGGCTTTGGAGCGGATTATTACCGCGCCACCACCGATCAAAACGATTAGGCTTATTGCGTTGAGTATGATGTTTATATTGAAGTCTTCCACCATAAGCTCCTTAAACGCCTATCATAGTTATAGTTACTCTTGCGGTCGCGGCTGCTGCACCACCGGCATTGACAATATAGAAGGTACCACCCGTAGCTCCGAATGGAGATTGAGCGTGGCTATACTGCTCTGCATATGCAGTCAAATCCCAAGTGTTTATCTGAGCTGTTCTTGTCGTCGTTATGATACTGGTAGGCACTACAAGGCTGAATGTTTTTGGACCAACTCCAGTAGTAGTGACTGCGTTAGAGGCCCCCCATAGTTCAACGGTGTTCTCTTTCTGTTGCCAGTAGAAAGTACCGCCAGCCGTTCCAGTATTGGTGAAGCTGAAAACTCGTGACTCAAAAATTGGTCGATTAATCACTACTGAAGTTGCCGGTACGGACCAGTTAAAGGCTGCTGTAGCTGAAAGCGTTGCGTTAAATCTACCAATATTCTCTGTTACATCAGTAGAAGCTGGCGCTGAACCTGAAGCCGCCCAATAATTTTTTACGGTTGAGGTGGTTGAAAAGTCTGCGTAAGTTTTGCCGCCAGGAACCCTAGAAAAAGCAATACTCACAGCGCTATCAGTAGTATTCCAGCAAAGATAAACAAAGTAATCCAGCTCAGTAGTGGCTAGAGTTGTATTGCCTGACCCAAACCAGTTAGTACCAGCGTTTTTAGTGACAGAGAGAGCAGTTGTAATAGCTCTAATTGTATCACCAATACGAACATAAACAGGATTATCAGTGGTAGGGTCAGTGCCAGCTAGAGTTTTTATAGCAACAGTTAAATTATTTGTTGCTACAGTTCGAGCTATCTTTCCGTTAAGAAGGAACCCT